AAGCTGCACTTTTCCATCCTGAGTGACCGTTGGTGGTGTGGGATTTTGAAGGCTGCCCGGTTTTGGTAGTGTGGCTGACTCTGCTTTTATCACCCCCATTTTTTCCAGCAACCATGAAACTGTACTGACAACCCCTTGTAATGGGGTCAGCGCAATTTGCACACCTGCCGCCAGCCATTCACCAAATTTTTTACCCATGGACGCTGCGTTATCCAGCTCTGCGGCGGTTGATTTCACAGGGGTTAGTAGGTCACTGAACCAGCCAAACATGGCTTTCACTTTGTCGCCTATCCAACCAAATACAGGTTGCAATGGTGCAAACGCCGCCATAATAGGGGCCGCTGCCGCACTGAACCCTTCCACCACACCGCCCAGAAATGCCTTGATGGGTTGCCAGTATTTCCAGATAACCAGCGCCACACCTGCCAGTGCGGCAATAACCAGCGTAACTGGCGATAACAACACTCCCATGGCACTACCGATAAACATCAACCCGGCACGCACCAGACTGAGCGGTGAAAGTAAAAACGATAACGCGCCGCGCAATAGCGTGAACGATGTTCTGGCCAGCCATGAAATACCGCTCCCTAGCCGGGTCACAGCCGAAATGACGGTGGGCATAAACTGAATGCCTAACGTCTTCAGACTCAGACGCACTAACGCCATTGGACCAATGACCGCTGCAAATCCTATCATTAACCCGCCTAAAACCACGGAGAGCGCCGCCACTGCTGCCACCACTTTCATGATGGTGCCTGCCAGTTCTGGGTTACGCTCCACCCAACGACGAATGGCCCCCGTGACGCGCTGAATGTTATCCATAATATCCATCAGCGGCTGGCGTAGCGTTTCACCTAGTCCGGTCATGACATTTTGTGTCCCAGCCTTTACAAGCATCCATCGGGCAGAAAGGGAATCTTTGTTGATATCTGATTCTTTCTGCATGGAGCCTTTGGCCGCAACCCCTTGCGTCAGTTCCAGCTGGCGTCGTAGTTCCGGGAGGTTATTCGCTAGTTTTGTGGCGTCATCGCCAAATTCTTTCCCAAACAGCTGAGTTAGAAGGGAAGTTTGTTGTGACTTCGGTAATTTTCTGACCTGCTCCAGTACCTGCATAATGGTACCCATGGAATCCGTTACCATGGATTTTTGAAGCTTCATTGGGTCAAGTTTCAGCGTGTCTAATCCATCCTGAAACCTGTTGCTCTGAATGGAAGCAATGGATAATTCACGCACCATGGCTTTGGCAGCACTGGCGGCCACTTCCGGTGCTGAACCTAACGACAGGAATGTGGATCCGAGTGCTGCCGCTTTTTGGTAATCCAGTTTGTCTGCGGTATCGCCCATGCGTTGCAGCACATCAATAATGTCCGCACCTTTCGACATGGCGTTATCATCCAGATAGTTGATAACATCACCCAGTTGCTCAATGTTGCTGATGGGGACTTTGTACAACTGTGCAATCTTGCCGAGGTTCTCAGCCAGCTGGTCTGCGGGCAATTCAAATGCGGTGGCCGCTTTCGCGGACGTAGAGGCAAAATCCAGCAGTTGTTTTTTCTGCTCGGCCCACGATGTCGCATTGGCTCCGATCCCCATGCGGGCACCACCTTCAACCAGTGCGGCGTAATCTACCGCACCGTTCTGCATCGGCAGCTGTTCACTGGCGGTTTTAATGGCTGCCTGCATTTCATAAAATTGTGCCGTGCGGTTGCCGTTGTTATCGCGCAGACCGTTGACCTGTTTGGCCACACCCTTCATGGCATCTTCCAGGCTGGCGTAGTCTTTCACCGCAGACACGACTGGCGCACCTATCGCGACACCCGCACCTGTCATGGCCGCACCTGCACCCGCCACACGGTCCCGCACTTCCAGCGTTTTGCTGTACTGGTTACGGGCGTTGGTCATTTTTCGCTGCTGTTCGCCAGCCCGTCGCAAACGAGCTTCATTCTCGGACAACTGGCGGTTATAGCGCTCTGTTTCGCGGGTAATACGGGCAGTGGCGCTGGCGCCATCATTCGCTGAAATACCGGCGCGGTAGAGTTCGGCGCGCACCTGTGCCGTTTTCGTCTGGAGTTTGCCCTGGCGTTCTTCCAGCCGCTGGACCGCAAGGCGCTGCTTTTCCAGTGCCAGCACCTGACGTTGTGACGGTGGACCGGATGCGCCCAACTCCTGATTCATCAGGCTGGCTTTCTGGCGTGCGTAGTTGAGGCGGTCACCCAACTTCTGGTTTTCTGCCTGGAGTTTTTTGAAGCCGTCGAGTTTGGCGCTGGTCTGGTTCAGCTGGGTTAAGGCATCACGGGATTTTTTGACCGACGCGGCCAGCTCCTGGGTGCTGGCTCGCGCCTGTTTAAACGGGCGGGTAAGTTTGTCGATGGCACTCATCACGACCTGCAAGCGCAGGTTACGGTCATTCATCAGTGGCGGCTCCGCTTCGCATAATGGCTTTATGCCGCCACGCCAGAACCTCCGTCAGTGACATTTCACCGGTTACAGCGGGCGGCCAGTGAAAGATGGTGGCAATGTCAGCCACCAGGTCATCAACTGTCAGTTCTGTGGGGAATCCAACGTCACCGACTTCGGCAACAAAAAAGAGACTAACTCAATAGACAGCTGCAACAGGTCGGCAGGCTCCATCAGCATGATTTCGGTTTTGGTTAATGTTGGCGTGGTGACACGGGGCAGCACAATCATCATGGAATCCACGTCCATATCCATCAGCGCCTGCAAGCGCGTGCCGCGCAATGCGCCTGACTGCGGCTTGCGGACAATGATTTCAGTGATGGCCACAGCACCGCGCAGAAGTGGGTTATCCAGTTTGACGGTTGCCTCTGTTTTTGGCTGTTCGGTGTTTTCGGTAGTGATAGCGTCGTCTTTCATGGTGTTATCCGGTTATGTCAGAAAAAGGGGTCAGGCGCGGTAACCGCGCCCGTGATAATTACAGGCCAATGGCTGCGCGATGTGCTTCCAGCAGGTCCTTACCGTCCACAATCCAGATCATGTTGATAAGGTCCACTTCATAGAGCACCTCACCATCAATGGTCAGTTTGGCGTAGGTGTTGGTGCCGGACACTTTGGTGGTGGAGCTGTCACCCTGTTTAAATTCACCGGAATCCAGTTCCTTATGTCGGCCACGGGTCACCAGCTCAAGCGCCTGAATTTCACCGGTATCATCACGTTGGATGGATGCGGTAAAACGCAGCATCACGCCATCAGCGGTGACGGTACCCATCTGCTTAAACAGCAGAGCTTCGGTACCACCAATGGTGAACTCTGTATCCAGTGCGCCATCATCCAGACCCAGACTGATATCCACTGCACCAGGCATCCCGCCGCCCCGGTACTTCTCAAATTTTTCCGTCAGTTTCGGCAGGGTCAGTGATTCCACAATCCCCACCCAGTTGATGCCTGCATTAAACAGGTTCAGATATTTAACTTTGCGTGGCAGTGCCATTTAATCCCCTTAGCCTTTCGCCTGGCTGGTGAAGTCCATCAGGTATTTGTCAGTGATACGCTGGCGTAACATCAGGTTTTCCAGCGGAGGAACAGGCGTGTAGTCGTAATCAATGGTGAGCTTCCCGGCTTTCAGCGTGTCTTTGCTGTTGGCATCATCACTAATCCAGGCTTCACCACCCAGCAGGTAACCCTGGCTGACCATTTCGCGCAGTTTGGCGTTAATACCTTCAACAATATCGCGGGCAAGCGACGGGGTGAGGGTCTGGTCCATTGCCCAGAAATGGGCCTCTGCCATAGTGTCCATCAGCACCTGGGCGGTGCGGGTGTAACACTCAAACTGGAAAAGTGGGTCAGCACTGAGTGTGCGCACACCCCAGAAGCGGAAACCGTCACGGCGGATCAGCGTGGTGACATCCTTACCGTTGAGCAGACCGGCGTCGGTGTTCGGGTCCTGCAAATCCCAGAACACATCTTCTGAAATGCCGGTCACCCCCTGCACCAGGACGTTTGACAGGCACTTATGCCAGCCGGTCTGCTCATCAATTAGCGCACGCAACCCCAGCGCACGGGCGGTTGCCCACGCAATGGTTTCGGCGTTCTTTGCCGTATCCCAGTTGATGAAGTCAGGCCAGATAAGCATGGCTTCACGGTCACCGAAATTATCGCGGTAGTTCATTGCCTCCACGAAGTTGGCGCAGTTCCACGCTGAAATGTAGGCAAAGCCGCGCAGTTTTTTGGCAACAGAAATCAGTTCTGCCGCCACCGGCTGACTGTCCAGACCCGGCACACCCAGAATGCGCGGTTTTACCCCCAGCTTTTGCTGGGCGGTCAGCAGCGCTTTCAGCCCGGTAGGTGAACTGACAGCTGCCGATGCGGCGGTGCCATTTTTCACGACCGGCGTGTGTGCAGCATCCAGACCCAGTAACGGGCCTAAATCGGTTTCACTGGTCACCGGCTGTGCGGCGGCCACTTTGGAGTTCACCCCAGTGGATACAGACGTAACAATGAATTTCCCGGCTGACTGGTCCCACGATACGGTGGCTCCGGTCAGTTTTGCGGTCACGGCTGCCGCAACAGCGGCAAGGTCAGCGGCACCGGAAAAATCCAGACCGGTGATGGTTTTTAACGCGCCATCAATGGTGATTTTCAGTGTGCCGTTTTTGACCGCATTGAAGCGGGCGATCAGCTTTTCGTTTGAGGTCAGCGCAGGGCTGGTCAGCGTGCCGGAGGTGGCAGGGTTGCTACCATCAATCGCTGCACCTGTCACGGCAACCGGATTATGTGCGGCGTCCAGTCCCAGCAACGGACCGGCGTCGGTCACCACATTGACAGCCATGGCCACACCCAGCATGGAAGCAATGCCGGTTGATGCTGATGCCATGATAAAACTGGCCCCGTTCCAGGCCAGCGTGGCACCGGACAGTTTTGCCGTAATGGCTGCGGCAACGGCGGCCATGTTGGCGGCATCCGTTCCGGCAGCAATACCTGACAAATCAACATCTGCAAAGGTCTGCGTCTGACCATCAACGCTGATTTTCAGAATGCCGCTTTTCACGGCTTTGAAGGCTGCAAAATTCAGTTCACTCTGAGTGAGTGCGGCACCCGTCAGGCTGGCTGAAGTGGCTGGCGTGGCAACACCGGAAACCGCAGCACCAATCACATTACTGGTGGTTTCATCTGCGTCCTGGCCTTCTGCGACACGGACCACGACCACTACAGGGTTGGTTTGTGCAGCAATGGCATCAAGGGCGTTATACAACGTGCCGCTGCGGCCAGCTTTTGCCATCGCGCTCTGGATGTTGGTAATCAGTGCGACTTTATTTAGCGGGAATGTTTCAGCGTCTGCATCATCAGCGGTGCAAACCATGCCGATGATACCCGTTGAAATTGTGCGGATGGTGCGCGTACCTTCATTGATTTCAATGACGCGGGCACCATGATGGTAATCTTGCATGTGCGGCTCTCCTCATGAGGTTTCCGCTCCATGTTGCTGGCATTTTGAGGCTGGTTCACGCACTGGCCATTGTGTCAGCGTTCACACAACAGCCATAAAAAACGGCCCCACACTGGAGGCCGCAAAGCAATTCTACAAAAGGTTCCTATTCTGGTTTTTCGGGCCAGTCAATGTCAGGTGCAGATGAGAGGTCAACGGCTTTCACAGCTTTGATATACTGCATCCACAAATTGAGCTTCGCTTTGTCATCGTCACTGATAACGCCGAGCGCCAGCTCTGTGCGCCAGTCAGCCGTTAGCGCATTTGCATGAGTCAGCCTGGTCTGCTTTTCCAGCTCTGCTGACTCAATAAATTGCTCTTTTGTTGGCGGTGTAATCTCCACCCATGCTGGCTGTCCATTTCCTGTCGTTCCGCGAGTTTTTCCAACAGGCGGGGTATCGGTGAATATCTTGAAGCAATCATCATCCACTTCCACGCCGTCAACGGGCCATGTTCCTGCTAACTCATAAATATCCTGCATCACGACTGGAAAAAATGCATCTTTCGTGGCGCTGTATACATATGTGGTTGTCATCATCAAAACCCTATTGCGTGATAATAGAAAATAACGTTAGCAAGGGTGGTTATACCTGATACTCCAGTATTATACCCCGTTGCAGTAAAGTGAGTCAGCCTGGTCCCGGTTGCTGGGTTCAGGGCAATGGTG